AGATACCGCTGAGAACAAGCAACGCTTACGCAGGCGCACGCTGATAGAACTCCAGCGTGAACAAGCCAAGGTGGAGTTCGACCCAACCCCAACCAGAAAGGAACGCATCACGCGAATCAAAACGGTACTGAAGAAGATCGAGGCCATCGAGGACGGGGCAGTTGTACCAAAGACATGGCACGCGCTCATGCCCCCACTTGAGAAGCCCAAGAAGAAAAAGAAAATCCCCGAAACCAACGTCTAATCATTGACACGCAGACCCGCTGGGTCTATCGTTAAACCTCAAAGGATCGAAATGAAAGTTGACCAATTGTCGCGTGTGCGTCGGCTCTTTGACGCTCAAAAAGTTTTTGTCTCACCCGAAATGAACCGAATCAACCAACGCAAGTGGGTGGCAGCGGTGCGGATGCTGGGTGACAAGTGGCTACTCGCTAACAACGTAGAACGTAAAGGAAACTGAAATGAAAGTAACCATTGCCGAGCGCATCTTTAACGTCGTGCGCGACACCCCGGGCCTGACCGAGGAAAATATCCACGAGATTATGTCCGTGGACATCACGTACAAAACATCAACAGGTAAGTCGCTGGTTTACAGAATGCTCCGCGCCAGATTCCTCCGCAAGGATAGGAACGGGCGGTTCCACACGCACATCGAGGCGTACAAGCCGCTGCCCCCGTATAAGGCACGACCTAAGAAGAAAGTTATTGATGCCGTGGCAGAGGCGGCGAAACTTAACCAGATCGCGCAGTATCAAGCCGCGTCAGATCAACTGGGCAAAACAATAAACGCAGTTGTTACGGCGCTCGCGCACCTTCAACCAGAACCCAAGCCAGTTACGGGAGGGTTCCTTGGTGGACTCGGACGACGCATCGGTGCTTACTTTAAGTAATGGCGAGGATTATTCAAGGTTTTCCATGCCCCCAGTGCGGGGCATGGACAAAAGTTCTCTCGACAAGGAACGGGAATATGAGACGCCGAGAATGCGCGAACTTGCACCGTTTCTATACCGAGGAGAAAGTCCTTGGCCCTTCAAATATCAAATCAAAGGAGAGTGAAGATGGCGTTAATCTGGAGATGCGCGACACAGGCGGCGAGGGAAGCGATGCGGAATAGAACTCCCATCGAGGAGATTCTCAGGGCGACAGGCACAGGCTGGGAAATCCCCGAGGGGTTCGAGCCGCCCGAGGATATGACGGCAAAAGAACTGGCAACGTGGGTCAGAGAAGTGGCACGGCCATGCGCGTCTTAGCAGTCGTCTTGGCTTGTGTATTGTGGCTGTATGCCTGTACGCAGCCGCCTGAGCAAACCCCTAGCGAAGATGTCAATGACATCTATCGGTGCTATCTCAACAAAGACGGCACGAAACTTATCTGTCCTGAGAAGATAAAGCCTCATAAGGTGGCGCGTGATTGATTGGGAGAAGGCGCAGGAGATCGCCAAGTTGCTCGAAGTGGTTACGCCAGAGGCACGTAGGGGTGCGCTGGCGGTGCTGCTCAAGGCCGAGGGCTATCGGTTGCCACGGGCTGTGCCTTCTTCCCAGTTGTATGACCTACACAAATTGGCCGAGTTTATGCGGCTTTATGCTGTGGAGATAAAGTGATGAAGGCTATTGGGTTTACTCGCATATGTTTTGTATGCGATAAGAAGAAGACTGCGTTAGGCGGCACGTTCAATCCACGCCAAAAAGTGTGGAAGTGTGCTGCTTGTTCTGGTAATACTACGAAATGGAATATGGCAGATTTATATAAAGAACGCTGGTACAAAGGCCCACCCCCGAGCATTGGTTGGTGGCCTACCGCAGTTGGGTTGCATAGGATTCTTGGGTACAGATGGTGGGACGGCGAGTGCTGGTCATGGCCCGCCTTTATGCATGAGTCCGCAGCCAAGGCCGCGCACTGGGCAAGAAAGAAAGAAACGCTGCACGTAGATATCGAATGGACAGACCGCCCTGCCAACTGGCCCGAAAGGAGTAAGACATGACTGAACTACGAAAAGCAGCGCGACAGGCTCTGATTGTTTTGGAAGACATGGACTCTGACGATCCAGAACTGAACCAAGAATGGTTAGGAAAGAAAGCCATTGAAGCCCTCCGCGCCGCCCTCGCGCAGCCTGAGCCCTATCCATTGCCTGAATCTCTCTATCCAGACAGCAAAGACTGGGTTGCCTCAGATTATTGGGGTCGCGTGGAGTTGCTGCACTTCATGTATGAATCAAAACGGCGCGAGGTTGAGCAGTTGGAGGCAGCGCAGCCTGAGCAGGAGCCTGTTGCATATCAATGGCTGGGCACTAGCGTGATCCGCAAGCGTATTCCCAAAACCGCAGAAGCAGATGCATGGCAACCCCTCTACACCCACCCACCCAAGCGCAAGCCGCTGACGGAGGGCGAAATAAGAGATATGTTTTACGACTCTTTGGATGCAGATCAACACGTTGTGTTTATTGATCTTGTGCGTGCCATCGAGAAAGCGCATGGGATTGGGGGTGAGCATGAGTGATTTACGCAAGATGGCGCGAGACGCTGGGTTCAACACAGAGTTTGATGACTATGTAATAGACCATTGGGCAAGATTTGAAAAGTTTGCGGAGTTGATTATTTCTGAGTTTTTTATCTCTGAAGCCCTCTCGCAAAGCAAGCCCATACCGATGGAGAACATTGGGCAATATACAGTACCGTGCGAGGTACGTAATGAAGGAGAAAACAAATGAAACCAGACAGCCCAGCGGAAATCCTTATGCGCTTGTACGCTTGCAAGAGCGATCTGGCAGCAGACGCAGCCGCAGAGATCATCAGACTAAGGCAAGCCCTACGTTGGCAGCAGGATCGAGAAGGTAGGATCGGAACTCACAGCCCTGACTGCTGGAAGTATGGGCACAACCATTACGAGTGTGCGCTTCGCAAGATCGAAGAGATTAAATCAATGGTGGAGAACTGGGGGGAACATGACTGAGGTAGTAGAAGTACGGGTAAATAACTTAACTAGGAGATCACAATGAGTTTTATCGGAACACAGACAAAAACAAAAATCCAAGACAATCACTTGCAATGCCCTAAATGCGATGGGGAATATTTACATCAAGTAGATGTATCGTTTTCCAGTTACGGCGAAAGTCTGCGGTTGAGTTTTTGGTGCGAAGATTGTCATGGCCGAAACGGCATTAAAAAACACAATCTTTTTATTCAACAGCACAAGGGGCATACTTATATTGAATGGGAAATAGATGGAGCCAATTATGACTGATATGGATAGAGCAGAAGACAGGCAAGTGGGTGGTAGCCATTACAAAGATATGCCCATTCAGCCTTGGGCGTTGCTGGAAGAAGTACTTACTTACGAAGAGTTTGTAGGGTTTCTTAAGGGCAACATAATTAAATACAGTCTTCGTGCGGGCCGCAAAGTTGATGCGCCCGACGATGCGGATAAAGCAAAACACTATCTTCAAAAATTGAAAGAGTTCAGGGATCTATGAACTACAAGTAAGGGGCGGGCTCATTTCGTCAGAGACAGACATGGCCTAGTAGATGTAGTTAATCTCTGATGGCAGCACCCCCGCCCCGCAGTTTTCGGGTGCTGCCTCTCTCATAGCTTGGGGCAGGCAAGCAATCTACTCATCCTGCCGCCCCCTATTTTTAACCACTGAGGAAACTTATGCGAACCACCAAGAAATTCACCACCGAAGCATTCGACAACTTCTACCCGCAATACAAAGATGTACTGGGCGGTGCAACGATGGTCATCAACGCCGTCTATGACGGGCACTCGAAGACGGCAGCGCTTGTTCGCAAAGCGGCTGCGGTGCAGAAGGCACTCCTGCACTTCAACGAGGAATTGATCCGCACGTACAAGGTGAGTTACTACGCACCTGAAACGGAAGAGCTTATGCCCGGAGAGAAGGCGCTTCCCTCTGAGGACTACCACCAAGAGATGCCGCTCAATGGCTCAGACGCCTGAGAAAAAGGTAAAGAACGCCTGTGTCGCCGTGCTCATAAAGCACGGCGCTTACTACTTCTTTGCGCCTGCAAACGGCTATGGCAGAGCGGGCATCCCAGACATCATCGTGTGTCACAAGGGGAAGTTCCTCGCCATTGAATGCAAGGCTGGCTACAACAAGACCACGCTATTGCAGGAGCGGGAGATAGTGAACATACACAAGGCAGGAGGCGCAGCGATGGTCGTTCGAGAGGACACCATCGACGCACTAGAGAAATGGTTTGAGGAGGAGAGGTGATGGATAAGGAAGCACTACTGAACAGAGCGCAACTGAGTTTGCAGTTGGCTAGTAACTTGGAAAGTTTCGACGACGACTATCAGTTGAAGTGTCTGAAGTTGTTCACCATGATCACCATGTGTTTCATGGAAGACAAAGACACCAGCGGCGTTCTGCTGCTCCGCATAAAGGACACGCTCACCGTGGCGGGTATGAACGCCGAAGAGCATGAGGCTGAAGAGTTGATCTACTTCGCAGCCGATGCGTTCGTGGACTCACATCAACGCCAACACACAGGAGAGACGCATTGAGCAAGCCATACGACAAGATACTTGCCATCGATTTCGAGACTCGGTGGAGCAGCAAGGACTACACACTCTCGAAGATGACCACCGAGGAGTACATACGTGATGAGAGATTCACCGCATTCGGATGCTGCTTTCATGAATATGGGAGTGACAGCCCAATTGAATGGGTTCGAGGAGAGTACCTACCTGAGTTCTTGGCAGACATCGACTGGGGACGAACCGCTGTACTTGCACATAACGCCCAGTTTGATATATCGATCCTTGAGTGGCGATACGGCATCCGCCCCGCATTCATCTTCGATACGCTGTCAATGGCTCGCGCTCTACGTGGCGTGGAGGTTGGCAATTCCCTCGCGAGACTCGCAATCGCTTTTAATCTTCCCGAAAAGGGGAGAGCCGTACATTCAACCGACGGGCTCAGCGAACTGGACGCGGAGATCTCTTTCGAGTTGGGGGAATACTGCAAGCACGACGTATTTCTCTGTGAGCAAATATTTGGAAGACTTGTCGAGGGATACCCCGTCAAAGAACTTCGACTGATCGACCTGACGCTGAAGATGTACACGCGCCCCATGCTGGTACTGGACGAGCAGATGCTGATGGAGGCACTAGTTGAGGAGAAAGACAAACGTGAAGAACTCCTTCAGAAATGTGGCGTGGATGAGGCTGCGCTTGCTTCAAACCCTCAATTCGCGGCCATCCTTGAGAGGCTCGGAGTATCGCCGCCTCAAAAAGTCAGCAAGACAACGGGCAAACAGACACTCGCGCTCGCTAAAAATGATGCAATGTTTCAGGCGCTGCTCAACTCCGACAACGAGGATGTTGCCCTGCTATGCGAGACTCGCCTTAAAGTTAAATCCACTACTGAAAGAACACGTGCGCAAAGGTTTCTGGACATTGCATCGCGTGGCACGCTTCCTGTTCCGCTGACTTACTTCGGCGCAAGCACGGGGCGGTGGACTGCCAGCAAGGGCAGCGCTATCAATATGCAGAACTTGAAGCGTGGGTCGTTCCTACGCAAGGCCATCATGGCCCCCGAGGATCACCAGTTGGTGGTGGGTGACCTGAGTCAGATCGAACCGCGTGTGTTGGCGTGGCTGGCAGACTACGACGATCTGCTGAGTATCTTCCGCGCTGGCGGTGATCCCTACGCTGACTTTGGTTCGAGGATGTTCAACATCCCCGGCATGACCAAGAAGAGTCACCCTGACTTGCGCCAATCCGCCAAGTCCGCTCTGCTGGGCGCGGGGTATCAATTGGGCTGGTCGTCGTTCGCTGCTCAGTTGTTGACTGGCTTCCTCGGTGCGCCGCCCATGCGCTACGACAAGGCGTTCGCCAAGCAGTTGGGGGTGGACGGTGAGTACGTCGAGAAGTTCCTCGACTGGGAAGACAACCTCAAGCGGATGGAGAAGATCCCCCACATCTGTACGAAGCAGGAGTTGCTGATCCATTGCCTCGCGGCGAAGAAGATCATCGACAAGTATCGGGAAGCAGCGCAGCCCATCGTGTCCTTCTGGGCGCTGTGTGCGTCCCTGATCGAGCATAGCCTGTACAAGGGCAACGAGTACAAGCACAAGAACCTGATCTTCCGCCGTGGTGAGATCGAGTTGCCTAGCGGGATGCGGTTGCTCTACCCAGATCTGCGCCAAGAGAAAGACGAGGAAGGCAAGAGCTTCTGGTGCTACGGGGAGAAGGGTGATAAGATCTATGCAGGGAAGATCACAAACAACGTCACGCAGGGCGTAGCCCGATGCGTGATGACGGATGGTAT